ATACTGGGTTGGTCTGCAAACCGTTTGTACCTGACTGATACCAAGTATTTGTATCTGGACGAGGATCACGGATGGCCTGCGGGTCTGAGATCGGATACATGCCAAGCTGCAACTGCGGCTGATCCGGTGTCCAGCACTGGGGGCAGGCTTTGGTCTGCGTCTGTTTGGTCTTGACCGTCAGGTTCTTGAGCTTCTTCAGGTCGAAACGGAACCCACAGACATCACAAAAACCGAATGCCTTTTTACCGTTTGCAAACCTGTTTGCCATGTCAGCTTATGAACATCTGGCGCGGGACGAACCGCACCGCACTCTTATCTCTATCTTCCGTCGAAGCGAGGTCCCAGGCTTCGTCGTATTGCTGTTTCAAGACCTGCATACGCTCCATCGCACCAGGGATCTTCATTGACAGGTAATACGCCAACCCTGCCACCAAGCAGGGGATGAAGCGGAACGGGACATCCTGCGTGTACGTACCACCGGCACCAGCGTCTTGGATGCGGCGCAGTCTCCAGTACACAAACTGGTAGTTGTTCGTCTGATCCGGCACAGGCCACACCGTGATGGTTGGCGTGGGGGCTTGGCGGTTGATCCAGACTTGGATTGGACGAGCCTGCTGCAGCTTGTTGGGGATCGACGAGTAGGTAGAAACACTGATGCGCGTGATGGTCAGATCGACCTGGGTGGAGACATTCCCTGCCCCCGTGCGGATCACATGCTCAATGAGGTCTACCGTGTCGTTCGGCAGGTTGTATGTGGCCGTGCCCTGGGTCAGATTGATCGAGCCTTGCTCAACAGTCCAGAGGTTGATACCCCGGTTGGCCCAGTCTGCAAACAGCAGGTTCATTGACCGCCGTGCGGTCTTCAGGTCATAGCCCGTGCGAAGCTCTGCACCACAGCGCTCAAAGGCTTCCTCAACGTATTCGTTGAGGTCAAGATTGAACGTGGTAGTGTTAGAGGTTGTCATTGTTTATCCCAACATTGCCCGCCCTTGAGGGCTGTTTACGCCAAAACCTTGCAATTGTTGTAGTAAAACTTGTTGCTCTTGCCTTTGTGCAGGGCTCATATTGCGCATGTTTTCGCGTGCAGACCTTGCATTTTCCGCGCCCATTCCGCTGTCACCAAAAGGGTTAAATGGTCTTTGTATCGGCATCCCAAACTGAGGCCCCATCATCGGGTTGAACCCAAGGCCACCGATGCCGCCGAACATGGGTTGGCGTGAACCAAACCCTGGGCCTATAGACATATTGTCTACGCCCCTGTTCATGCCGCTGTCAACAGGAGTCATTGCCCCCATCATTGGTGAAATAGTGTATGTTTCTCCAGCATCAATACGGTCGCCTTTAACCATATCCGAAGCGGTTCTATACTTTTTACCTGTTTGTGAAGATACTAGCGTCCCGCTAGGGTCGACGTAAGTATTTTCTTTACGTGCTGCTTGAGGAGCTGTAGCCTGTGTTTGCGGCGATGCCTGCTGCCCGTACTGCCTTTGATACGCCAGCGCATCAGCAGACGTGATTTTCCCGTCCTTGTTCAGATCGTACTGCATGTCTTGAGGCGTCTTGCCTACTGCCATGCTTAGGATATCTTGTGCGGAACGCTGAGGACCGGTGAATGGGGACTGCGGCTGTTGCGCAGTCGGAGAAAACGGGTTTGTTTTTTCGTATTCGTTTAGTTTATTAAAGTATGTCTTGAAGCCGCTTAGGTAATCTCCGTAGATTTTATCGTACTGCGCTTTTAATGCAGGATCGCCACCGGCAAACTCGCTATAACTAAACGGATTGGGGTTGGCTTTTTTAAACGCTTCTAGTGCCTCATTTGATTTGTTATATGCAACACCTTCTGGGGTTTGATCTGCCCACTGCTTTTGTTTTTGCTGCCAATCACCAAATCCTGGAGTTTCTGTAACTGTTGGCATCCACAGCGCGGGCACTTGCGGCTGCGAATTTGCCATGCGCTCCATGTTGCGCATATCTTGCTCACGGCGCTGCCGCATCTCTGGCGGCATTTGAAGTCCACCGCGATACATCATGTCCATCGGGGGGTTGTAGCCTTGACTTTCTTGCATCTGCCTTGCCAGATCCTGCCGCTTCTGTTGGAACCCCTTAAATCCTTCACTGCCTTCCCAGGCTTTCTGCGCGTTTTGTAGCGCTTGATACTCAGGAATTTTTTCTATCAGAGAGTTCAATTCGGCGTCTTGCGCCCGGACTTGCGCGTGGAAAGAATTTGGTTGTTGGGGTTGGAACGGTTGTGGTTGGAACTGCTGTTGCTGCTGGTACGGGTTGAACCCACCCATTGGCATGCCAAACCCTTGGCCCATCATGGGGTTGAACCCAAGACTTCCAATCCCGCCAAACATCGGGTTATACCCACCGCCAAAACCACCAAAACCTTGCGGTTGAAAACTCCCGCCAAACCCGCCAAACGCTTGGCCTCCACCGAACCCAAAGCCCTGCCCTCCGCCAAAGCCACCAAAGCCTTGACCCCCGCCAAAACTTTGCTGTGGCATCTGGTAACCACCAAAGCCACCGAAGCCGCCCTGAGGCTGCTGCATGGACTGGCTAGAACTAAAGTTTTGCCTAGCAGGTTGGTAGAAGGGCTGCGACATCAGTTACTTCCCTGCGGTCTTGGCAGACTGCTTGAACGCTTTGGCAGTAGGAGCGCCGGAAGTACCCGGCCTGCGCATTGCTTCACCCGATCCTGCGGCAATGCGTTTACGCTTGGCATGGATGTTGGCGTAAAGCCCCGTGGGGCCACCCTCTGCATAGAGTTCGGTCGGAACATCAGCGTCTTTCCGCATCACCGCTTTAGGTAGCTTCTTGGGGTTTACGGCACCCATGCCGCGACAATTTCTCACCGTATGGTCCCTTTGGTCCTGCCCTTGACAGCGCGCCCATCGATCTTGCCGCCCTTAGCGAAGCCCAGAGCCCCACGAATGCGCTCACCAACCGAGCGGGTATCGGTGCCGGTGCTACTAGACCTTGCGCTTTCACGCATGGCCTTCATGCGATCCGAGATAGACCGAGTGTCCGTCGAGGTAGAGGACCCCTTGCGCTCAGTGCCACCCATGCGCTCGGTGGCTGACCGTTCGTCAGTCTCAGCGCTGCCCATCCGGGCGCGTTCACGAGCCGCCTTGGCCCGTTCAGAAACGGACTTGGTTTCGTCGTCCTTGGGGTACTTCTTGCCGGTGACTTCGACCCGTTGTGGCGACGGAGATTCAGCACGCTGCCCCCGGTTTGCACCGCCCGGAGTTCCTGCGGGTGGCTTAGCCTTGGGTTTTGAAGCAGCTTTGGCCTTGGGCTTCTCAGGCATCAACTCAGCAGCCTCAGACATGCCCGTAGCGGCGGGGCGCTCATCCTCGCCGTAATCGACTTCGCCGCCTTCGTCGTAGCGGAATTTACGCTTCTTCATGTCACACCACCTTGCACTTTCTAACACCACGTTGTGTGCAGCCTGCGCCCTTGACGGAACCGCCAGATTTGTAGCAAGAACCCCCCTTGGCAAGCTTGCGGCCCTCATGAGCTTTCATACCAGCCTCATTTGCCTTTTCCTGCTTCATGGCATCCAACTCAGCGCGGATGCCAGCAGGGGGCTTATCCTTGGGTTTACGTGAGGCGTGATACGCCTGCATCTCTTGGGCGGTTGGTCCGCCAATTCCAGTAGAACGCATAATTTCGCCTCCTTCGGCATGGGCTTTAGGCCCGACAAATTTCTTCGCTACGCTAGGCGGGACATCCGTCTTGCCAGCGAGAGACGCATACATGAACCGGCGCTGCTTTTCAGACTTGACCGGCACTATTTACCCCTCCACTTCTTCACCGTGTCCGTTTCCCAGATCCGTATTCCGGTCCAGATTATTGTGAAGGCAGCAGCAATAGAAGGTAAAAATTCCACAAGCGTACCCAGCACTGTAACAATTGACAGGGCATCAACAACATGCTTTGTGGGTTCCGAAATTTCGTGCTTCATGTCAGCAATTCCACGCCCGCAAGGATTTGTTGATCCGGCTGTTTGGGTCTTTTGCCGTTTTCTCGCTGGTGAGCTTCTTCTTCATGCCCTTCATCCGGGCACAGAATGAGTCACGGCGAGAGCCACCTTCAGGCTGCGGAGGCTTGAGGTTCATGCCCTGCGCTTTAGCAGATGCACGGCCCTTGGCGTTGAGGCCACCGGCCTCAGACTTGCCTTCCTTCCGCTGCCATGCAGGTGACTTAGCCATAGTACGCCACAGCAGTGGTGCTGGCCCCACAAGTCACCGTCAAGCCTTCTTCAGCAAGGATGCCCTCGCCAGGAATGATGATGTGGATAGCGCCCACAACAGCCGGAGCCGTAAACGAGAACAGCGTGACGCTGAGTCCGTTCGTTGCAGACACCGTACCGCTGGTGGTATGACTAATCGTCAGCGCCTTAAGGCGAGTTCGATTGCCAGTGACCGCTGTTGCCGCGCCAGCCGCACAGGCGGCTGACTTAACGTCGGTTTGCATCGACATGATGCACTCCTATCAGGTAGCGGTGGTAACAGCAATCCAAGCAGACGCGCCGCGAACATACAGGCGGTCGTTGGTGGTCGTGCCGTCCGTGCGCAGGTACAGAGAGCCCTGAGCAGCGGTAACGCTGGGAGCGCCAGAGCCCACGAAGACGCCAAAGTTGGCAGTAGACGAGGCCAGGAACGCAGCCATGCCGCCTGCGGCAGGGGCGGTGCCACTGTCAGCAGTGACGTTGCCCGTAGCGGCAACAGAATCAACCACCATTGCGGGGCCAATGGTTGCCGTCGTGGTGACCGCGCCGGTCGTGGCGTCAACAGAGATAGTTTGGAAACCGTTTTGCGAACGCACCGGTCCGCTGAAGCTGGTATTTGCCATGAGAGGCTCCTCAGTTTGCGCCCGCTGTCTGTGAGGTCAGTCCGCCAAGTCGGTCAGCAGGCAAGGTGAATCTTGGACTGTGAGCAGGGTAGCACAAAAGAAAAGGGGGCACAAGGCCCCCTCTGGTTTATAGCGTCCCGGATTCAAACCGGGCAACCGTGCATTGTCTGCCTGCGTGTACTCACCACACCGCCGCTACAAACCCTTAGGCGCCAGGGCTTCCGTAGATGCCAAGCGGGTCCGAGACCCCGAACGAATATCGCTCTCGTGCCTTGTAACGAGCGTTGCCCGTGTCGAAGTCAGCGTCCATTGACGTAGCCATAGGCACACGCACGAAGTGCTTCAGACCGTTGGGCACATCCGTGGTCAGGAACCACGCATTGGTGTCGGTCAAGAAGTGGTTAACGGTATATCCCTCAGGGATGGAACCGTTGTTCTTCAGTGCGTTGATGTCGTTGTCGGCGGTGCCCACACGCAGGCTGGTTTCCAGCAGGCGGGTTGCCGTGAACATCAGGGCCGGGGGAACAACCAGCTTACGCGGCTTGGCAGCGATCAGCAGACCACGCTCGTCCGTCCAACCAGCGATCTGAATAACGGCGGCTTCCAAGGAAGTCTCGTTCAGGTCGGCGGCGGTAGCCGGACGGTTGCTGTTGGTGCCACCAGAGACCAGCGGGTGAGCGGTCGAGAACAGGGCTTGTCCGTCGCCGTAGGTCACAGCGCTGTTGAAACCGTTGTTCAGGATGGCAGCAGCCTTGACCTGCTTCGTGTAAGCCATAGCGCGAGCCAGGGCCTTCGTGTAGCGGGCGGACAGGCTGTCGTACAGGTTGTCTTCCATCGCCTCTTCGGTGACGGAGAAACCCATAGCGATGGTCTCGTGGTTGTAACGAGCGGTCCAGGCTTCCTGCGCGTTGTCGTAGGAAATTGCTTGACCTTCGTTCT